CGGGTTTCCGGATAAGGGCGCCGACCCGGGCGGTGGTGCTGGAGGCCGTTCACCGGGGCTTCACCTTCAGCCGGATCGTGGCCGTGACGACCGAGATGATGGCCGAGATCCGGGCGGTGGTGATCGCCAGCTACATTGGGCAGCTCAGCCCCTTCGAGGCGATGGTGCGGATCACCCACATTATCGGGATCAGGGACTTGCCGGGTTTCCGGGAGCTGGGGACGACCGGGATCAGCGCCAAGGCCGAGCGCATCTTGCGGACCGAGCTCATGACGGCCGAGAACCTGGCCAGCTTCGACGTCCTGCGCGATCAGGCACAGCGCTTCCCGGATCTGCAGAAGGTCTGGATCGCCACCGGCGACAACCGGACCCGGGACAGCCACCTGGAGGCGCACGGGCAGGTGGTCCCGGTCGACCAGCCGTTCGTGGTCGGGGGCGCGGAGGGGATGTATCCGCACGATCCGACGCTGCCGATCGGGGAGCGGGCGAACTGCCGCTGCCGGTCGATACCGTACCGGGAGGAGTGGGGATCCCTGGATGAGATCGTCGGCGAGCTCAACGACCAGGTGGCCGCCGAGCTCGAACTGCGGGCGGAGGAGGGCGTGCGGGTGCTGTGGCGGGACGGGCGGATGGTGGAAACCCGTCGGCTGGCGAGGGCGGCGTGACGATGAAGGGCCGGTACGTCATGGCGGCCCGGGCGGTGGGGCGGGTCCACCCCCGGGGCCAGCCGCTTCCGCGGAAGTCGGAGGCGCTCATGGCCGTGCTGGCGGCGATCGTCGACGGCGCGGACGGATCGTGCGGGACCTGCGAAGGGCCGCTGCTGCGGACCTGGGGATGGTGCCCGGCCTGCGGGGCGGAGGTCGACTGGGGCGTCGATCGGGGCATGGACAGGCATGCGGGCTGACCCGATCGAAACCCTCGACTGGCATTGGGACGAGCCGCTCTGGCCGGTGGCCAGTTTCCACGGCACCGCGGCGGACGTGGCCCGGCTGACAACGGTGCGGCGCTGCTTCTGGTGCGGGGCGGAGTTCCTGGCTGGCGACGAGATCCTGCGGGCGCACAGCGACGCCGTGCACCGCGGCCAGCCGCTGACGTTCACGGTCTATCCGCCGACGTTCGGGATCGTGCCGAAGGGCCGCGATGCGTGACAGCAGCTGGCAGGACGAGGGCTTCCGGGTCAATCATCCGACGGTGCCCGAGCACGAGATCACGCTGAGCAGCCAGGAGTTCAGCCTGCTGCAGAAGCTGCGCAGCTTCGAGGGCGGGAGCTACACGGTGCTGGTGGTGAAGACCTCCCGGGGGCGGGACGGGTTGCACAGCTTCCGGGTCGCCGAGGACGGGATCGAGAGGAGATAGAGCGATGGCGAGACGGTTGACGCTTCCTGGTTTGCCGGCCCTGCCGAATGTGGTGGGGCACGGGCTGGGTTATGCGGTGCGGCGAGGCGAGCGGACGGACGAGTTCGCCCGGGTGGTCCTGGTCACGACCAAACTGCCCAAGGTAATGCTGGCCCGGGCGGACCGGATCCCGGCCCGGATCGCCGGGCTGCCGACGGACGTGCGGGAGGTCGGAATCCTTCGGGCGCTGCAGCCGCCGACTGGGCGCTGGCGGCCGGCACCAGGCGGAGTGAGCATCGGGCACCGGGACATCACGGCGGGCACGCTGGGGGCGGTCGTGCGGGACCGGGCCACCGGACGCAAGCTGATCCTGTCGAATAACCACGTCCTGGCAGACAGCAACGCCGGCAAGATTGGCGACCCGATCCTGCAGCCGGGCCCGGCGGACGGGGGGCGGCCGCTGATCGACGAGTTCGCCCGGCTCGAGCGCTTCGTGCCGATCGACTTTGGGAAGGGGACCAGTCCCGGCTGCCTTCCGGAGCTGCTGGCGGCGACCGGGAACCTGCTGCTGGCCACGGTTCGGCATCCGAGCGAGCTGCGGGCCTCGGCCATGGAGCCAAGCCAGCTGCGGATCGGCCCGCATGCCCAGCCAGCGGCCAACGTCGCCGACGCGGCCGTGGCGACGCCTCTGTTGGACGAGGACTTGCGGGATGACATCTTGGGGATCGGCGTGGTGGCGGGGACCAAGGCGGCCGTCTTGGGGGCGTCGGTCCGGAAGTCGGGCCGGACGACCGGGCTGACCACTGGCTGGGTCGAGCTGATCGACGCCAGCGTGGAGGTCAGCTACGGGGCCGCGGGCACCGCGATCTTCGAGCAGCAGCTGATCACGTCGGCGATGAGCGAGGGCGGCGACTCGGGGTCACTACTGGTGGACGGCGAGGAGCTGGTCGCGGTGGGCCTGCTATTCGCCGGCTCGGACCAGGTCACGATCTACAACCCGATCGGGCGGGTGCTGGACGAGTTGGCGGTGGACTTGTGAGCGTCCCCTCGGTTGTCGTCCTGTTCGTGATGGCGGCGATCTTCGTGGTGAGCGTGCTGGGTGGAAACCCGGATCCCCGCTCGGCGCCGGCCTCCGAGCTCGCCTGGGCCGGGCTGCTGCTGATCGTCGGCCTGCTCGAGCTCGCGCTCATCGTCACCGACAACCCGACCCTCTCGAGCCAGATGCAATATTGGACTCGACGGAACCCGGTCGGGGTGGGCATGGTTGTATTCTGGGGTTGGCTTGGGTTTCACTTTGTGATCGAGCCGATCGTGCGGGTCGGCGTGGCGATCGTTGAAAGGCTGGCTGGCGGATGAGGGCGGCCTCTTGACAAAGTCCCCTGATCGCGCATAAGATGCGGGTCGAGGCGCCGGCCGGACAGGCCAGGCGCAGGAGCGTGAGGACTTGCCACGCGCCGCTCAAGCAACGGGCGGCGCGTTTTCATTCCGGGAGGATACGGGATGGTGGTGGGGCAGAAGACGAGAGCGAGACGGCGCACCCTCCGGATCCCCGAGGCGACCGAGGCCGATAAGAAGACCCAACGGACCCGCAGCGCGAAGTACGGGATCGGGATCAAGGCCGGCGGCAACGTCACCAAGCCGGGGAAGTACAGCGGGGTGGCCGACGGCGACTTCGCCGACCCGGTCAACTACCGCTACCCGCTCTCGCCGCCAGCCCGGGCAACCAACGCGGTGACCCGGTTCAACGACGCGAGCAACCGGGCGGCGGGCGGGTACAGCGCGGAGGAGTGGGCCAAGATAGGGAAGCGGATCGCCGCAGCCAACAAGGGTAAGACCTACCGGGATGGCCAGGTGGTCGACGAGCGCAGCTCGGAGGCCACGATCAAGATGGCTGACGGCACGGAGTCGATCGACCAGTATTCCGAGCGGGTGCGCAGCGCCTTCCGGGAGCAGTTCAAGACCAACGACCCCACCATGAGTTACAGCCGCTGGGTCCGGGACGTCTGGACGGACCATGTGGTCGCCGAGTTCGATGGCGGCTATTACGCAATCCCGTTCAGCGAGAGTGAGGGCCAGGTGACATTCGAGGCCGATCGGCTGAAGTGGACCCAGGTGGAGCAGCGCTACATCCCGATCTCGGAGGCGCTCGCCGGCTTCAAGATCGTCGAGGCCGAAGGCGAGGCGGCCGACGAAGACAAGCGGGGGACGGAATGGGAGGTCACGATCATCGGGCCGGAGACGGCCGAGGACGTGATCCAGGAGGACGGCCAGACCTACATCCGCAGCAAGAACGGCCGGCTGTACGCGGCCAAGGCTCTGAAGGCCGGAGCGCCCCTGTTCGAGGGCGTCAAGGTCTACGACAACCACCTGACCGACGAGGAGTTCGAGCAGAAGCAGGGGATGCGCTCGATCAAGGAGGAGTGGGTCGGGGTGATCGTGAATCCGACTTGGGACAAGGCGGCCCACGCGATCAAGGCGACCCTCAAGGTGGTGGACGCCAAGCTGCGCAAGAAGTTCGTCGAGGCCTATGACGCAGAGGTGCTCGACAAGATTGGGCTCAGCATCGACGCGCTGGGCGAGGGGGCGACCCGGGCCGTGAAGGCCCTGGGCGGCCAGAGCTACCAGGTCGTGGAGAAGATCACGAAGGCATTGTCAGTCGACGTTGTGGCGGATCCGGCAGCCGGCGGTCGGCTCGCCCGTCTGATCGCCGCGCAGAATCCATACCAGGAGGTAACGGAGATGAAA